AAGTTGCATGTGCCGGAAGGTTGGTGCTCCTCAGGGCGGAGAGCGAAGGAATACACGTTGATGCCCTCATCAGGGGAGCGAGTGTGGGCCTGGTAAGGTTGCACCCATGAGAAGTAGGAACCTTCACGCTCTGAGAAGCGATCTTGGCCGTTGAGTTGGAGCTTGGCAACAACGACAGGGTTCTGGCCCCAACAGTGCATGTCAAGGGATGTCTCGGAGAGCACGAAGGTGCCGGCATCGGACACAGATGAGCCCTGGTTGTAGTTGCCGTAGCTGGGCACCAACTGGTTGGCGCTGGTAAGGCCGAGGGAGGCAAGGATGGCAGCAGAGTTGGCAGCGTCAGCGGTATTCAAGCCGTTGGCGTTGGGGGTGTTGCTGCCACCAAAGTGGGGCTCAGTCAAGGAGTTGTTGTAAGCGCCTCCGTGCCAGTAGCCAGTGAAGCCAGGGGGGACATACTCGTCCATGGCACCAGCGTCCTGGAAGAGGCCACGAGCATCAATGAAGGCGTTTTGGCCAGAAAGCTCGGAAGGACCGCCGAAGGAGTGGATGGCGTTGGGAAGAGCGTCAATGGCGTCAGTGTAGTTGAAGGGTTGGGCGCCGAGGACGTTGAAAAGGGTGCCACCGCAAAGGAGGGATGAGCAGTAGTCAACGTTCTGATCAGGTTGGACAACCCAGATAAGCTCCTTCACAGGGTGGTTGAAGTTGAGCTTGATCTTGTTGGAGGATGAACCGACGGACTCATCACCAGTGAATTGGAGCTGAGTGATGAGATACTCGTGGGGGTTCTGGGCGAAACGGCGGCGCTCGTCAGTGTCAAGGAACACATAGTCAACGTAGAGGGAGGCAGCAACAAGGGACTGGTTGTAAGCGATGGTGGCGCTGACAGGGGTGCTGACTGAGTATTGGTTGGAGTTGGAGTTGGCGTAAGGACCAGCTGAGTTGCCGGAGGTGGCGTAGAGGCCAGTGGCAGGGTTAAGCGCACCAGGGGCGGCATAACGAGTGGTGTTGCAGCTGAGGGTGGTAACGGCCCAGAGGCACTCGTCAATAGGGCGGATGTCAAGGTTGATCTTGACCTCGTGGTATTGAAGGGCGATAAGGGGAAGAGCAAGACCAGGGTTTGTGCAGAACCAGAATTGGAGGGGCACGTAAAGAGTGGTCTCAGGAAGGGCGTTACGAGGAGCGCACACTTGGCGAGGAGCGTTGGAGTCACAAGGGCCGTCAACGTCCGCGAAAGAGGGATCGGTGATGAAGGTAAGCTGGGTGGTGTTACCAATCATCTTGAAGTAGCCGCGTTGTTGCTCGGAAGTCATGGTAAGCTGGTTCCAGATGTGCATCCAGTCACCATATTGGCGGTCAATGCGTTGGCCACCAATCTCAACCTCAACTTGGGCGATGAGTTGCTCACCAGGGAAATCTAACCAACGAGCGTAGACGGCGTTGTTACCGGAGGTAACGTTGGCGGCACTGCCCATAAGTTGGTTGATCTCAGGAAGTGTGACTTGGAGATATGTTCTGTAGGCAAGATCACCATTTCTGCTGATAATGCATGTAACACGGCGACCGAAATCGGCTTGGCCGTTGAAAGTTTGCTCAATAGACTCAATAGCAAAGTTTGTGTAGCGTCTGTATGTGACTTTCCAAAAGGTAATTTGAGGGTTACCAGTAAGGTAAACATCCTGAGCGCCATAAGCGACGAGTTGCATAAGACCACCTCCCATAGTTATAATATTGCTAAAGAAAAAAATTTTAGGAAATTTAATTTAATTAAATTTTTTAATTTAATTAGATAATACACTACAGTTTTACGATAGAATTTTATTTACGTCAAAATTGCCCTTCATGAATGAAAGAAGGTATGAGTCTAATAAAACTTCTTTTTTTCCCTCGTGATTTTTGGTAAAAATATAAGAATCCCTTCTTTTCTTAATACTCCACCCATCATTGATTGCGTTGAATAAAAAAAGCATTTTTTGGAACTTAATATTTTCAATTCTAATATCATAATTTGGCCCTCCTGCGCTTTCAATGTTTACCTTTAATTCAATTTGATTTGTTTCACTCATTTATTAAAATTATAGAAAAGTAAAATGCAGTTTTAACTTGCAACTTGAAAGAATGATTTTTATATATTTTCATCCAATAATCAATTAAATAAAAAATATAAATAAATACTAGATTACTTAAATGCCGTCGTTTAAGCCAAAAACCGTAAAAAAAATTAAGGTTAACAAGAAAAATTCAACAACCCTAGATGGCAAGCACAAAGAATTCGTCAATGAATTTAATAAAGACGAAAATGATAAAATTCCTCGGTTGAAAAAAGAAAAAATGGAAATTAAAAGTATTCTTGAAAAAAATTCTGTTGAAAACACGTTAACCATTGAACAGGTTATGGATTATCACGACAAGCTTGCAGAGATAACAAATGAAATTAAACGAATGAAATCTAAAAAGATTGACTATTTCTTGGATAATTCTAAATATATTTTTGATTATTTTGAAAATAAAAAGGATATATCTATTGGAAATACAGTAACAAATAAAAACAAGATGCTTGAATCGTTTTTTAAAATGAAACCTCACGACAATTCTAGCATGATAGAAAGCAAAAACAATAATATCTTTCAAAAATATCTCAGCAATATTGATGAATCTTTTTTGGATATCAATGCATTTTTAAGACCAACGGATGTGTGCCAATCGTGTTTTAAAGGAGAGTTAATTCCGATGGATGATGAAGGCGTATTAATTTGCAATGTATGTTCCAAAAATTTTCAGTACTTGATTGAGAATGAAAAACCATCTTATAAAGAACCTCCAAAGGAAGTTTGCTTTTACGCATATAAAAAAATTAATCATTTCAAAGAAATTTTGGCGCAATTTCAAGGCAAAGAAACTACACAAATACCTGCAGAAGTTATTGATAATCTTAAACATCAAATTAAAAAGGAACGCGTTGAATATTCAAAACTTACTTATTACAAAACCAAAGAAATACTCAAAAAACTTGGTTATAATAAATACTATGAACACATCAATTTTATCAAGGATAAATTGGGAATTAAACCTCCAATTATCTCTCAAGAGTTAGAGGAGACATTATGTAATTTCTTCATGGAAATTCAATATCCATATGCAAAACATTGCCCTGATTATCGTGTAAATTTCTTGCATTATTATTACGTGCTTTACAAGTTATTTGAATTGCTGGATGAAACACAGTATCTTCCAGAAATTCCAATGTTGAAGGATAGAGAGAAGTTGATTGAACAGGATACGATTTGGAAAAAGATTTGCGAAGAATTAGATTGGGAATTTATAGCGACTATTTGAGTTATTATCTAGTGCTTTCTATATCTTCTTGATTTTCTTGATTTTCTTGATTTCTTATGTCTTCTTGTTCTTCGTTTTCCGCCGTGACCAAGGTTTCCAAAATCTGAAATATTGCCTTGCTGACCAGGGACTGCATTGTCCATTGATGATACAGAATCTTCGCCTTCTGCATTAAATGAACCTGAATCTGCATCATTGAATTGCTGAGTTAAGTTTAATCCTTGGAAACCAGACACACCTGATTCTTCATCTGTAAAACCAGAATCAGGATTTAAATTGACATCAAGTTCGCTTAAATGCATTGATCCAGGTGTATCCACATCAATAAAATTTGGTGAACCCTGTTGTTGAATTGGGGAACCAGGAGGAGTTAACATTCCCACACCGCCTCTTTTATTCATTTTTCTATACTTTCTAGTATTTCTTCTAGGCATTTTGAGAGTTTTTCTGCTTTTTGTTCGCGTCATATAAAATAATATGATATAATTAAATTATCATATTATTGGGTTAAAAATTATTTGGTAGGGGAGCTAAGTTAAAGCCCACCAGGAAAACCAACAAGATTGGCACCAATGCCAAAGCCGGCACCGGAGCGAGTTGTCACACCAATGCTAGGGACGTATGTGTCCAAAATGCTAAATGTGGCAGCAGCGGTTAAGGCAAGTAAAACGATCTCCTCAATATTTAATGAACGTTTAGGAATGGCATATGCAGCAATGGCAACCATTAAACCCTCCACTAAATACTTAATGACTCTCTTGACAAGCTCAGCAATATCAAACATCTATATTAATAAATAAGAAAAAAATATATTGTGCGATAAAAAACTTAAAATAAAAACTACTAAATAATAAAATGGTCGGTCATTCAAAGGAAAAAAAGCCAGAAGGTTTTGAGAGAAAGGTAACAGAATCCGGTTCAATTAACCCTAAATACGTTGATGTTTTGGATGAAGATAAGCAAATCGCTGGGCAAAAGTTCGTGTGTATTTCTTTTATTTCTCCTGAAAAAATTGTTAAACTAAAGGAGTTATTCTTCTTTGAGGAATTCCTAAAGAAGTGGGAATTTTCAAAGAGTATGGAAAAGTTTATGCAATTCCTAAATTTTGTTAGTTACAAATACAAGTTATCGTTTGATGAGGTTTCAAAGGATTATAAGGAGTTTTTAAATGAGGAACAGGAGTTATTAGTAAAGGGCAACATGGAGGATGACTACAAGACTTTCTTGGACCAAAACGAGGAGGAGCTTGAAAATGCTTTCAACGTGAAGCATAATTTCCAAACTTCTACACGCGGAATTAAGATTAGAGGAGCTTACCCCACCATGGAGGAGGCCGAATTGCGTTGCAAGATGTTGAGAGAAGTTGACCCAAATCACGACGTCTTTGTTGGTCCTATAGGAATGTGGATGCCGTGGGATCCTGAGGCTTACAAGACCGGACGTGTAGAATACATGGAGGAGGAGCTTAACCAGTTAATGCAAGAGAAGAACAAGAATGAGAATTTTGCCAAGTCTGCTTTTGATCAACGAGTCAAGGAAACCAAGAAAAAGGCCATTGAGGAGAATATTAAAGCTGCAGAGAAGAGCGGTGCAACTCTTACGCAAAATATTGATGAACATGGAAACTTGATTGGTGTCTCCGGAGTTAATACTCAAGAGAGAACCTTGAAGGATCAAGATTCTATTTCTGCTGCTGATATTCGCGCCGAGTTGTTTGATGGTGAGAATATTGTTATTGGCAAGACTGACAATGGTCAGAGCGAGCTTCTTAGTGGCCCTTTTGTCATTAAGGAGAAGGACGAGTAAACGTATCAAAAATAAAAACATTTAAAAAATAAAATAAGAAACAAATATAAAATATATTATCTATATATTTTATATAAATGGCAAAAAAAACGTCAGCAAGAAAGCGTTCAACAAAAAGAAAAAACGGTTCCAGACGTTCTAGAAAGGTTGGTGGGAATGCAGAATTAATCAAACAAAATGTTGACAATATAGAGCAACAAATAGAGTTTGTTAAACAAAACTCAGAAGAGTTTTCAAAAATAGGAGTTAATCCAGAAGAGTTTGAAACAATGATGATGGATGTTATAAATTACACAAAAACACATAATGGCGAATTACCACAAGACGTAAAACAATTTGGTTTAGGGAGCGTTGATTTGCTTAAACAACAAATAGTCCAAATAGAAGATGCCATTCAAAGAGGTGGGTTTTCTTTTTAAAAATGGGCGTTTTCACAAGTTATGAAATGAGAAAAGGTGTAAAAGGGGGATTATTACCACTTCGTCTTTTTCACGCTAATTTTAGGACCTGCTCCGCGTTTTTTGGCATTATTTGGGTCATATTTCTCGTCTTCTTCATCAGAGTTGATATCTTTACTGAGTTCCCAGAATTCTTTTGATCCTAATTTGAAGTCATTGTGTGAATCGGCTTTATACCAGAATACTTGTTCATGCAATTTATTAGATTTTGCGTTATTATTTATTACTAAGCACTCATAATTTTCTGTGCATTGGTCCATGACCTGACAAAAAGACTCAAAAGTTGGAAACATACCAGCATAATTCTCATAGATACGTTTTCTATTTGCAATGTATGGTTCTCTCAGAATAAAAACATAATCTATGTTGGTTCTCAGTGTGGGAGGAATACCCAAAGGATATTGCATTGTGATGATAAGCATGATCTTCCAATGTCTCCCATTCATAAAAAGAAGACGCATCATTTTATCGCGAGTCCACGTGCCGTCATAGAGACAATCATCAAGAATCACAAAAGCTCGCGGATCAATTGTGCTGCGTTTAAATGATTCCATTTCCTTTTTAATCTGCTTTAAAACCGATTTTTGTCGCTTTAAAATATTCTCAACGATTGCTGTATTGTATTCATTGTGAATAAACAATTTTGGAACCATTTTTCCATAGAAACCGTTACCTTCTTCTGTGCCGGCCACAACGACTCCAATGGGAATATCTTGATGATAATACAATAAATCTCTTACAAGGAAAGACTTACCTGTGTCACGTCTTCCAATTAAAACTACAACTGGACCTTTAGATTCATTCGGCTTGAAACTAATAGTTTTCATATCAAATTTCTTGAGTTCTAAAGTCATGATAGTGTTGTTATTGTTACTTTAGAAAATTCATTCAAAGTGGAATACGCATATAACTTGTTTTACACGATTACAATCGTTTAGCCAAAATTACTAAAGATTATTAAATAAGTTAAAAATAAATATTATTAATATATTATTTAGCTAATGGATAACGATACTCTTAAAATCAACTACGAGAAGAGAAAGAACAGTGAGTTGTTCAAGCTATTCAAAAAGGAAAACTTGACTTTTCTCTCTGAAGTTCAAAATTATGCCCCCATTTACAATAGATTTTTTCTATTGAATGAAACAAATTTTAACTCTGTTAATTTAAACAATGAGTGGTTTTTAACGGATATTAAAAACTCTGTTTCTGATAACAAGAATTTATATAATTGTGCTATTCAAAATTTGCAAACGTCTAAAACAAAAAAGAAGCAAGTCTTCTTTAAAATGGCTCCATTATTGGACCCTTTTAAATTCTTGATTGGAAAATACAATATTAACGACCCTTCTTTATTCAATTTACCCAAGTTAACAACAAATGGTGACATCGGAACAGTTCATCCAAAATTGTTAGATTACAATAATTCCGCGTATGTTGATGGGTTCTTTTCATTTCTCTCAAGCACGTTAATTCATAAATACGATTTTATTAATGGTGTTGATTACTATGGCGCTTTTCTAGGAATTAAAAGAGATTTTAAATTGAATATTATTGACGATTTGGATTATCTTTGCAAGTCGGAGTTTTTTAATAAAAACAAAAACGTCAATTTCCAAGTAGATGATTATAGTTTTTTATATGACGACGAAGAAAAACAGAAACAGTTGGTTCCGATTAAAATAGATCATAACATAAGCAATAAATCCACATTGTCTATTAAATCTATTGACGATGGCTTATTTGAAGACGTATTCACAGAAAGTCATTTAACATTGGAGGATTTAAAAGATAATTCAATTGAATTAGTTGACCTTATGAACTCTGAAACATTCTCTCTTGGGGACGCAAAAACAACTACAATTAAATCAAGTTCCACTTGCTCTTCAAGAACTTCACACACATCCGACAATAGTGGGGCTGAAGAGTCGTGCAATAATTGTGACGGAATGCCTAGCAATGACGGCGACTCTGACAACACTGCAAGTATGAGCGGAGAAAGCGAAAGTGGAACCGAAAGTGGAAGCGATGAGTGTTATGAAGAAGAAAGAATTGATGCAACTATACCTAGCTTTCCTGTGCAAGTTATTTGCATGGAAAATTGTGACACCACATTTGATGATCTTATTATTAACAATGACTTGACACAGGAAGAATGGTTTTCCGCTTTAATGCAAGTTATTATGATTTTAATCACATACCAAAAAGCGTTTTCATTTACTCATAACGATCTGCACACAAATAATATTATGTATAATGAAACAGATGAGAAATATATCTATTACTGCTATAGAAAGACTTATTACAAGGTGCCTACTTTTGGACGCATATTTAAAATCATTGACTTTGGCAGAGCCATTTACAAGTTTGACGGCAAATTGTTTTGCAGTGACAGTTTTCAGCCTGGTGCGGATGCTGCAACTCAATATAACACTGAACCTTATTTTAACGAAAAGAAGCCGCGTTTAGAACCAAATTATAGTTTTGATTTGTGCCGCTTAGCTTGTTCTATTTTTGATTACGTTATTGAAGATTTAGACGCATTGGATGATTATGATAATTGTGACCCTATTGTTAAGTTAATTTTTGATTGGTGTTTAGACGACAATGGGATCAATATACTTTATAAAAATAATGGTGTTGAGAGATATCCTGATTTTAAATTATATAAAATGATCGCGCGCTGCGTGCACAATCACACGCCACAAGCACAGCTTGAACGCAATGAGTTTAAACAATTTATTGTAACTAAAAATAAGGCACCATCGGATAAAACAGTTATAAATATAGATAATATTCCTTCTTTTTCATCTGAAAATGTTTAAAACCTGGACTTTAAATAAAACTTAATATTGTTTTATTATATATGTCAACACTCGCAATACTCGTTAGAGCTCATGGAGCTATTTATATAAACTTTAATCCAAACAGTCCAATTACAGTGCAGGAACTTTTTGAACAAGGAGGGCCACCAGAAAACCGACACACTGATTTAATAAATTTTAGAGCAGCGCCATATAATATACAAAACTTAGAAGTAGTTTCATTAGCTAATTTAGGCGGTGTTTGTTACGGAAACTCTGATATAGAACGATTTGTAGCAGGCGTAAATCATCACTATCAACAAAATCCAGCACATACTGATGCTAAAGTTAATGAAATATTTGGAAACCAACCACCAACCAATTTAAGACAACAAGTTAATCAATTATTTGGTGTGAGCTATGCGCCTGAAATAACTAATATGTCCACTGGGTGGATGCTTAATAAAGTATATACAAAATATGACAATAATAGTGGAGTTATTTTATTTTCCCAAGATGGAAATGACTCAGTTAGAGTACACATGTTAAATGCTGCATTAGCAAACTTAACTGCTCATCTTCAAGCAAATAACGAAATAACTAGAGCGCAAATTCTTCAAACAATTTCCCCATTTGGTTATCAAAATGTATATTTAATAGACCTAACTTGCAATGCTTATATGAATGCTATGCAAAATGTTCCTCCTCTTGCAGAAGCTCACATTAATTGGATAAATGCTGTTCTTTCTCAACATAACATAAAAGGAGGAAAGTGCAAGAAGTGTAATAAATACAAGAAATGTAAGAAACACAAGAAAACAAGAAAGAATAAAAAAAGAAGGGGAAACAATAAAAAAACTAAGAGTAAAAAGTAAAAATTTATTTTGTTTTTATTAAATAAAATGAATTCAACAACGCCAATTGCGAGAGATTTTGGATTTATTATTACAAGACACGTAAATTCTGAAACTACAAACAAATATTGGAACTTTTGTATTCAATCCATTCGCCGGTTTTATCCGTTTAAAAAAATTGTTGTAATAGATGATAACAGTAAAAAAGATTTTTTAAACGCTGAATTTGAATACAAGAATGTTGAATACGTGAATTCGGAGTTTCCTGGAAGAGGCGAGCTTCTGCCATATTACTACCTTTACAAGAATAATTATTTTGATAATGCAATTATCATACACGACAGCGTATTTATGCAAAAGCGTATTAATTTTGAACTTTTAGTTGCAAAACAAGTGCAAGTAATGCCATTATGGCATTTCTTTTGCGAAAAGAAGGAAAGTTTTAATGACACAAGAGGGATGATGTCCACGTTGGCAAATAATTATCAAATCATGCAATCGTTGTTCAATGATAAAACTTATGAAGTAATGGGTCGTCCAAATGATAATGTCTGGGCTGGATGTTTTGGCGTGCAAAGTTTTATTAACCGTGATTTTTTAAATAGAATTAACGATAAATATAGTTTATTCGGATTGTTAAAATACGTTACTGCTCGCAAATATAGATGTTGCTTAGAGAGAATTATGGGGATTATATTTCACGAGGAATATTTAATGCATGTTAAACAATATTCTTTATTGGGAAACATAAGGTCATATTGCAATTGGGGTTACACATATAATGAGCATTGTGAGAATATTCGGAATAAAAAAATACCGCGTTTACCTGTTGTAAAAGTGTGGAGTGGGCGATAAATTTTTTATTTTATTGTGAAACTTCAACATTCGTGTTTTCTTATTCAAATATTTGTTTCATGACATAAATATCCTCCACAGCATAGAGCTCACACTTTTCGCGACGAGCAAAGCTATTGAAATAAACAGTGTCAAACGTCTCAAACTGATAGCCAAACGTGCAATTCAAATCGTATGTCACAGGCTTTCCAGCTTTTGTGTGCTTCAAAATTGTTAAATCTGCGGCGCGAATAGCAACTCCGTAACAATTTAGATACACAACTTCGTCGGTTTCTGGGAGATGCATAATATATTTTCCGTTTGTCTTGAGACGACAGTCTACCCTATTGTCCGTATTAATTTTTACTAGACCTGGACCAGCCAAGGCAAACATGGGTTCTTGAACTTGGATTTCTTCCGCCATCATCTTTCTGAATTTATTATTAATTTTATTTTATATTACCATTTCAATTTTTTCGGAATACAAAAAAAATTGAATTGCTTTTCCAAATTTTTGGTCAGAGTAAAAACGCAACAATTTAAACCATGAGTTCTCTTCCCATCTTGCCTGTGAGTATTGTGAATCGCATTCTTAGGGATGCAGCAATATTGCACGGAGAGAAAAGTATTCCCAAGTTTAAATTCAGTAAGGCCGCGCAGCAATATATTTACAGGGCCAAATTTCGCAAAAGGTATCTTAGAAAATTCGCAAATGTGGAGCGGCTGCTTCGCTTTAAAATAAATAATCCACCGGAGTTTACGTTGATTCTACCGACGACGTGGTTGTCTCCTTTCAGGGAGCTCAACAGATTCCGTGACTGCGATCAGACACCGGAAGAGAGAGAAGCGACCGTGTCGCGCATGAAGCCTGCAGTAGTTTATAAATTCCCTCAAAAAACGCACACTTATTCATGTGGCAGTGAGATGGAATACAAGTATTCTTACTGCGCATTTGACAACGGATGCGTTTTTGTTGAAAAAAATACTCTAAATGATGACGACGACTATTACCTGTTCTTCTGGCGCGGATACATTTGTCTAGATGGGCAAACCTTTCCCATCTTTGATACGCCGAGGTCATTGAACAATAGCCAAGAAACGCCGGAACAAAACCCACACGGAATTGACAAGTGCACCGAAATAAAGTATCTAGAAAAAGAGTTGGGACAAAAGGTACGCATTCCCAATTATAGTCAAACAAATTACACTGTTTATGATGAAGAGAAAAAAGAGTGGTTGCGTAGTCAAGACTACTTATTTACAACTCAAGAAGCTAGGTTTTTGGTCCCATTTTACGAGGAACCAGAGCCATATTACGATTATTATAGCGATTAAAACCCTGGATTGTCAGTAAAAACTGCTGGGTTTAAAACAGAACCTTCACCTCCGTCTTGGATCACCGGCTTCAATTGTTCAACAACAAATAAACCAACAACCACACTAAAATAGACCAAGAGAGAATCGCGAATCAAAAATTTCAAAGGTTTACTCTCCCTATCCACAAAGCGCATCTCAATAAATTTTACTACAAAAAAAGCAAATGAAACAATTCCTGCGACGACAAATGTATTCATTTTTATATTGTAAATGACTACATTCTTATTTTTTATTTTACGCATAGTGTAATATTTTTAGCAAGGGATCTACTAGGCTAAAACCTCAATGTCATCTAATAACAAGTCTGGTTCCAGCCTTAATTCAGGGAACTCAATATTGTGAACGTCTAAACTATCTAGCGCGACATCCTGGTCAAAAATTTGTAATTTAACATTTTCATCTTCGTCTTCCTCTTCTTCGGCTTGCTTCCTTTGAGCATTTCGCATAGCACTAATCTCTTCCAATCTGTCATAGTTTTTGGGTGCATCAATAACATGTTCATTGTTTTCCGAATCTCTCGCAAAGTCAACATCATTAAATGACAATTTAGTTGAAGTATCACTTGTCAACTCTGGGAATGCTAGTTGAGCCTCCAATTTATTTTGCTCTAAAATAGCGGTAACAGGGTCTGACTCCAATTGACGAGGCCCAGATTCCTCCTTAGACGCGTCAGATTTATCACTATCCTTGGTCTCAGATATAATTTGAGGCTTCTCATTTGCCTTTTCAGTAGATTTATTAGGATCTTCAACCTCTTGCTCCTTAATCTCCTCAGTAACATGCTCTTCCACAGTTTCGTCCATATATGCTTGCAAAATAGCCTCCACTGGAATGCTGTCTCTCACTGTATTTAAAATGCACTCTTGAACTATAATTTCCAATTCGCGATGATGTTTCTGAGTTTGTAATGGAGGAACATTGAGCTCAAATAAATAAACATTCTTATATATTTTTCTGGCAACGTTAATATAGATCTTGTGAACAAAATCATCTAACTTTGGAATGGTAATATCTATCTTCTTTTGTTTTTGGCCAACTCTAATAGCAGACAAAAGTTTCAATTGAATAATATGAACACAAGTAACTAAATCTTCTAAATAACCGCAACCACTTTTATCTACAATGCGTCTTCTCTCAGCTTCTATAATGTTTGAGTTCCACTTTGGAATTCGCGTAATAAAATTTTGAAAAGTCATTAAATATTTATCCATTTCACCATTATCTCTGCATAATTTAACTGCTTCTTCAAAAATAGAACGTAATCCTTCAACGATATGAGGAGTTAAAATTGTAAGCAAACGTGAGCCCCACTCATTTTTTGATTCATGTAGACTAGAAACATTAAAGTCGTCCATTTTACATAAATGAAATATTTTCTAAACTGCAATCTAAACTCAAAAAGACAAAGTTCAAAATAAACATAATAAAGATCTTTTCATTTCTAAACTCTTTGCGAACCTTGTTAAATGCAAATAAAAGTTCATATCGCTTATTTTCTGTTAAATTAGGAATCTTCAAATTTGACGGCTTTTCTAGTAACTGTATTAAATCCAAACCACTATATCCCTTTTCATATAGTTTTGTTGACAGCGTTATAAGTTCTTCGTGGTTTATTTTTGCTTGTTCATTTGCCATTTTTTGCAGCTCTTTTTTAAGCCATTCGGTTCTTAATGTTTTAACATCTTTCATCTTGAATGTTTCGCATAGATTAAATTTATAAAGATTAATTATATTGCCATTGTAATTTGGCTCTGGGACATATATTTCGCAAAATCTGGATAATATAGGTTTTAACAATTTATACTTGTCTTCTACTATAATAAAAAATCTTGTTGTGTGACTAAACAATTCTATGCATCTACGCAAAGCAGATTGTGCGTCTATTGTTAATTTATCAGCATTCAATAAAACAATGCTTTTAAAAGTGTCGCCTCCGTTTGAATTTATGTGAGTCTTGGCGAAAAATTTTAATTCCTCTCTAATAAACTTAATTCCTTTTCCATGCGCACAATTAACATACATAACAAATGATTTTATTCTCTCTTTGTCATTGTTATAAATAATATTAATAAACTGATTTACAATGGTTCTTTTTCCGCAACCAGATTGTCCATGAAATATAATATTCGGCGTTTTATGCATTGAATGAAAGTATTTTAATTTATCTATTATAGATTCATGTATATTTAAAGCCATTATTGATGCAACTATAATTATAAAGCTTTTATTTTTTATATGATATTAAACGTAAATTATATTAATTTTTCCCATCCGTGTAATAACTTTTGTAAATTGAATCAAATAATTCATATGATGCATTTGGTAATAATTTTGATTCGTGGACTGTCAAAGAACACCCACCAGATTCCATAATGCTAACATCAAATCTATTAATATCATTATTGATTGAGTGCTTGACAATTTGGTTTATTTCTTTTATATTTTCCTTTTTAATGTGAAGATGTAGAGATATTTTTGATGGATGCATTCCAAAATAAATACAATTATCAACAATGTATTTATAATCTTCAGACTTTAACGAACCGCATGTATCAGACAAACAAAATTCATTAATATTTGGAAAGTCTGCATAATAATATAAAATCTCGTGAATAATGTCATCATTATCAATTTTTCCTTCTAATGGGCAGTCCGTAATGCAAGAGATATATAACTTGGTTTTAAATTCGCGAGGTTTAATTTTTTCTATGTTTTCCATTTTCGCAAAAATTTTCTTAAGCTCTTTCTTTGTTTCCAATAGAGTTTTATTAACATTCTTCTGTTGAAAACTATTTGACACTGATGTCAAGAAAGAATAATTTTTTATTCCATGCGACAAGCCAATATTAAACCCCTTTTCATTTGGAACCAATACATAAACGTTTGTGTCGCTTTTTATTCCATTTTTAATAAAATCCACAGCATAATCGTATAAATACAAAGAATCCGACATAATTGGCAGAACCTTTGGATTTACAATTGAACCTATCTCAATATTTTTTGGCTTATAGTTAAACATGATGTTATGAAAAATGCTCTTTTTCTTATTTAAAGTAAACGTTTCTTGACAATCCCTGCTCAAACATTGAAGACCATCTCTCAAAGATACGTCAGTTAAAATTGGTGGGAGCAAAACGCGCATTTTATTATTATAATCAGTTCGTAGTGTCATAATTTTAGGCACGTGTCTTATATTTGACAGCATATATTATATTCTGTCAAGCATTTAAATGAGTTTAATAAATGAAGTTAATAATTTGGATTTCAATTAGACTGAAGATGTCAAACTGTGTGTATAAGGATTTTCCTTGAAAGCGTTTAAGATGTCAGGACTAATACGATCGCAACCAATGCATTGATTATAATATTGTGGCGCGCGAATCTTACCATACGTCTCTTTGGACATTGGCATCTGCGGCATATTTGTAGGCACCCACATTCTTGTATTGTCTCTATCAGAATCAATTCTTGCAACGTTTAAGTTCATCTGTTCGTTATAAATATTTGTATTGCCGTGATTTGTCCTGCTAACAACTGACTTTTCTTTAGACTCATTGTTGTGTTGAGCATAAGCCGCTGCATAGGACATATCGCCCCAACCAGTTGCAGCACCACCGGCATCTCCCATATAACTGCAAGTTGTGGTGTCGCGCTGATTTGAAATTGGTGTTTGATCATTTGTCTGATATCCACCGCCTTCAATTTGTCTTCCAATGTAAGAACGAGGCGTGTATAACGTTGTCTCTTTGATAGTGGTTGGTGTAACATCATTAGGATTCAAAACGTAACTATCAGGAACTCTTGAACCGGCATCACCATAAACACGATAGTTTGATGAATATTCTTCTCTCCTTGTGGGATTAAATGCGTCCATTAATGGGGCAATAACAGCGCCAATTGCGCGACCAAAACCACTTCGCATTGAGTCAGGTTGTCTCATGGTTGAACGATTGTTAACGTAATTTGTGTGACTTCTAAGAGCATTGTCCTTATCAGTGTGGTCACCTTTATTCATGGAAGCGGAAGGCCCAACATCACACATTGGAAGCTCATTGCGCTTGGATTCTTCGTGTGCGCCAGGAACATAATTGGCGACGCGATCAGCAGGTCCAGCCACACCAGTATATGATTGTGTCGTGGTTGCGCGAGTTGTTGAGTGAACCTCCTCAATAGGTCTAAGCATTTGTCCTTTTTCTTGACCAGTTGTGGTCAACCAACGGTCTTGTGTCTGGATAAAAAATTTGTCTGGATTATACTTTTCAACTTTTCCAATGATGCCGACATTTTGAACATGTGAATAAGAGGGTCCTTGATGGTTTTCAAGCGTGTATTCCATTTTGGGGTTTGTTGCAACACGCAACTCGTCAACTGTTTTTGGTAACCAAGAGTCACGAGCTTCCATGCCGGAATTATAACCACCACTGCCTTGTGTTGTGTAACCTTGATTCAACCCAGGGCCAACGTATTCCGTCTCAAATGGTTTGACGTTGCTAATCTTTGAGCCAGGGTTTACACGAGATTGATAAAAATCGCTGCTATTTGGAGCACCAAAAGCCCACTGCACATTATCCTGAGGCTTAAACAAAGGAGCTTGCTCTATTTTCTTAATTATCTGAGAACCACTCCCAATCATGTTGTCTAAAATTGTTTCGGCGTTATCGTTGTTATAAACCTGACCCTTAATTTTGCCTCCGTAAAATGGAATCATATTATTGTGCTTGAAATCAGTTTTTGCAACATAGTCTCCAGTTAATGAATAAACTTGTTGAATATTGTTTCCAACATAAGAACCACTGTTTTGCTTTTTCTCGTATAAATTTTGGTCAAAATACTTATCACTTGCTACGTTAGGATTAACGTATTTTTGAACAGTGTCAGTTATTTCACTTTCGTTGGGAACAGGATAGTTTTGAGGTGGAATATTGGTGTTTGGTAAGTAATTGCGCTGCGCACCCATACTAGTAAATCTTTCCATTCTACTTCTTATGTTTTTTTTTGATGGCGCGCCTTGATTTGAAGCTACATATAGGCCTCCTAGGGCTAAAATTGGAATTGCGATCTCCATTAATTATATATATAAAGTATTATATTTTTTATATAATACTTTTAATTAAGTCTTTTGTTAGTAGGGACCCCTCCTAATAATTTTTATTTACCGACAATCTCACAAGAGTTTTCGTGCGTGCATATTTGAGGTCCTTGAGGGTAAGACAAGGAACGCTTGCCTCCATTTACTGGCAATGAACCAGGAACATTGGGCAATGAACAAGGAATTTGAGCAACAAAATAGTCCTTCTCTAAAATTCGTGTGCTTAAATTATTTTGAAAAGGCATGCAAGTATTTTCTTGAGGGTTCAATGGTAAAGTATACCAATCAACCTGTTCTAAATCGCGAGCCGTCCACGCTGGCATGATTGTTCTAGACTCTTCTGTATAAAGAGCTGAATTTGTTGGGTATTGGATGGGTTGCGTCGGCACGTTATATCTCTGATATTCGTCTTTTCCTAAACAATCTTTACTCGCGCGTCTATTGACACCACGTAATTCACTTTCCAAATCAACACAGTTTGTCATTAAATTTCCGCCCCATGTTTGGATTCTCACTTGAGGATCCGCCATATATGCAGGCTTATCTCCATTTCCTGGAACATTCAAAATCCATCTGCCAACGTCGGTTGATTGTTGTAATTGCTTTGCAACTCTGCAAGGATCATCGTGAAATCTTGTAAATGACATAATATTATAAATAGATAAGATTTTATTTATGTCATAAAATAATAAAATAATCAAACAAAACTGTCTAACTTAAAATAAAGCAAAAATAATACTTAAACCTATAATAAATTATATAAATATTAGCTTTGAATAATGGAACTATTAATAACTGAAAAAAAGGCACTACCAACTTTGTGTTTGAACATGATTGTTAAAAATGAAAGCAAGATTATTACACGTCTACTTGAATCTGTTTGTGGTATTATAGATACTTATTGCATTTGTGACACTGGTTCCACTGATAATACTGTTGAACTTATTTCGGCATACTTTGAGTCAAAAAATATTTGCGGAAAGATTGTTAATGAACCGTTTCAAGACTTTGCTCACAATAGAAACGTTTCCTTAAAACATTGCATTGGCATGTCTGATTATATTCTATTTTTAGACGCAGATATGATGTTGCAAATAAAAAACTTTAATAAGGAAATTATGTGGTCAGCTGATTCTTTTACTATATTACAAGGAAATGAAGATTTCTATTATCATAATGTAAGAATTGTGCGTAATAACGGTTTATATAGTTATTTTGGAGTTACACATGAATATATTAATACTCCTTCAAATAATGTTAATGTAAATATTCCAAAAGATGTTTTATTTATTAATGACGTTGGAGATGGTGGTTCAAAAGGTAACAAGTTTGATAGAGATGTTGCATTGTTAACAAAAGGCATTGAAGAAAATCCTAACAATGAACGTTACCATTTTTACTTGGCAAATAGTTATTTTGACTCTGGAAAAGATAATAACGCCGCCATTGAATGGTATAAAAAACGCATTAAATTGGGCGGATGGGTTCAAGAAGTATGGTATAGTTTATATCGGATTGGACTCCTTTATAAAAGAATGGATAAAATGGCAGATGCTATCTTTTATTGGATTGCTGCTTATGAATGTTTCCCAGATAGAATTGAAAATCTCTATGAAATTGTTCAGTATTATAGAGTTATTGGACAGTGCAAATCCGCTCTAGTATTTTATAAGTTGGCAAAAAGCATTTTAGATAAGAATCTTAACTGGTCGGACTATTTATTTTTACAGAATGATATATACACTTATAGACTTGCAGTTGAGCATTCAATTATATCTTCCTACAATGGAATTAATAACATAAATGAAGAGGCTGTCACAATTATGAACAAAGCAACCGACCAAAATGCTATTATAAATTTACTGTCTAATATGAAATTTTACAAAGACATTCTTGTTGCAACCAAAAAAATCAACATGTCAAATAAATCATTTCACAATATCAACGGAGTATACACACATTTTAATTCATCTTCTAGTTGCATTATTCCAAATTTTGATGGTGACGGTTATTTAATGAATATGCGTCTAGTAAATTATAATATTGATGGAAATGGATGTTATCATAACTGCGACAAACACATTATAACTATTAATAAGTATTTGGAACTTGACTCCGATTTTCAAGTAAAACAAGAGAAAATAATAAATTTTGAATTTGTTGATAGGAGATACATCGGCGTTGAAGATGTTAGAATTTTTAGAATGAACAAAAATAGAGATAAACCACTTGAGTTTATTGGCACAGGATACCACGAAAATAATAAAATTGGAATTGTTTATGGAAAATATTCACCATTAGAAGACGATAATAGTTTGAAGCCGCGAGAGATTGCTCCTTCCTTTACAAATTCAGATTGTGAAAAAAATTGGGTTTATGCAAACGTGTCTGGAGATTTGCGCGTTGTTTACAACTGGTGTCCACTTAAATTGTGTAAGATTGATTATGCATTAAGCAATTTAAACCTTGTTAAAACCATTGAAATGCCAAACATTTTTAATCGTATTCGCGGTTCAACATGTGGTGCAAATTATAAAAATGAAATATGGTTTGTTGGGCACATTGTTTCATATGAACAACCGCGGCATTATTATCACATATTTTCAGTGTTTGACGAAAATATGAAATTGTTGCGCTATTCTGCACCATTTAAATTTGACACAGAATGCATTGAATATTGTCTAGGTCTAGTCGTTGAAGACGATCGCGTTATTTGCACTTACAGTTCATGGGATAGAACAACTATTCTCGCTGTTTATGATAAAAAATATATTGATGGATTGATTGTTTATAATTAACCACCTTTAAAAAAGGTTGTGCCAAATGGGGTTTATTAATATAATGAATAACTGATGAACATTAAATTAATAATTTCCAATCAATGTGTGATTGTGATCGCAAGGATAGAGAGAAAATAGTTCAGGGTTGTCTAAATAGAGTAGAAACCAGATATTTACTTCCCACATTAAGGTTTTATGTTCTTCAATTGTTTTAATACATTGTTGCTTTGTTAAATCTGCAAACTTTATTAATGCTTTTGATTCTCCTCCAAACACGCCTCCTGCAAAATACCATGCAATGTCCTTATAAATATCAGCTCTAAAAGTTTTTATCATAATATTGTGCATGTCAGGGCTCCAAATTGAACCAATGCGAACATTTTCGTAAGTTTTATTTTTTAAATCAGCAATAACTGATTGAAACAATGTGTCATCATTTTTAAATATATGATTTATTCCAAAATCCACCCATACAAATTGGTCTGTTTGAAATGGGTCAGTTTGAAATGGGTTTAACTCAATTGCTTTTCTAATAAATTCAGTTTTATTGCACATTGTAAACATATATTCTAGTGAATCCTTTTCAGGAGTTTTTGTATTTAATCCAAAGTTAGTTATTTGGTCTTTATATTCATATAAATAAATGTCTTCTTTTTTAATTGGGATAATTTTTGTGTTGGGAAAATTTGGCAAAAGACCTAGTAACGTTTCATCAAAAAACACAATTTTATTAATTGGTAATTCCAATAATTTTTTTCCATATTTAATATAATCGTCTATTCCACGGTCATTTCGTTGATTTGCGCCGGCTACAAACGCAGTTACTAACGTTGTCATTTTTTATGTATAATAATAATATAAAAAGTTGTTTATATTATTATTTTTCTGTTTCTTTTTAATACCAAGTATAAGGTCCATTTCTTTGAACGTTTATTTCAGATTTATTGGGCTCTGCGTTGATTTCATCTTTTGTTCCATAGACAGTCCAATAGAAGCTTCCGTTTTTGCCGTAAACTGTGAATTTATTATCATCAATCTCTGACGTTTCATATATATTTTTTGATTTATTGTCTTTTGAGTAAATGGGAGTAATCTGGGCGCTTAAATTGGTTGCCAACGGCGAAACATAATCAGGAAGCTGGATTGCGACAGATGTGTTGTTTTCAATGGTTGCTTTTCCTCTGTAATAGACTCCGGCTTCTGGACCCTCCAAACATACATGAACTAAGTATTTTGATTCATCTAATGGATGGTCAATAATGAACGTTTTTATACCTGGTGGACCAGTTGGGCCGGTGCAATTCCTTCCGGTTGGACCAGTGGGTCCTTTGGGACCAGGAACACCAAAATTTCCTCTTAAACCAGTTGGACCTTCTAA